GGAACATCTCTAGTTCTTGCTTCTTCTGACCACTTATCTGTATCAAATAGTTTGTTTTTACTTCCTTTAAACGCCTCAGAATTATTAGCAGCTTGTTTTTGCTCTTTAGATCCTTCAGATTGTATTAGACGATAACTTTGTCCGTTTGCAACTTGTTGGACGGAAGATGCTTCATTTCCTAGTTTTTTAGATAAACCATTATCTTTAGTTTGCCAGTTTTTATCACCTAAGTTTTTTTCAAATATTACCTTTCCATCCCCACTGAGGATCTGTTGTCTTCCATCTAGGGTAGTTTTAACCGTGGTTTTTACATTAGAATCATTTACAATGTTGGCAGAATAAGATCCATCACTATTTTTCTTAAACCCTGCTGGAAGTGCCATTTATTGAGTATACTATTTTCCCATAAGAATATTTATATCCCTAACTGGTCTTCTGTTATGATTGAGAATTTAAACATTCTGTCATCACAAAATTCTTTTGCCGCTTTCCACTTTGCTTGATTTTTTTCCCAAGTCAATACTTCACTAAGGAAAGTTTTTTCTCTTTTTCTTGGCGTCTTCTGTGGTTTTAATACTTGTTTCTTTGGTTTTATTTCCACAACATACCTAACAATTTCCCCATGTTTATCTTCAACTTTCATATAAAAATCTGGAAAATATCTTCTGACTTTTCTTGTTGTTGGATCATAGTAAGGTATAAAAAACTCTTCACTTCCCCACTCTAAAATACTCTCTCGTCTATCACACCATTGCATAAACTTTAACTCCCATGAGGATCTGTATATAATGTTTTTTATATCCTTTCCTTTATATTTTTCTGGATTCCTTGGGTTAAACTTTCCTTGATGATATTTTCCTTCCTTTCTTCGCATACATAGTATAGGAGATTTTCACATATTTATAAATGGCCGCCAACGGAGCACCAGCACCAAGACACGATACGGGCAATTTACATTTTGTTCTTCGGAGACTTCTTGGAAAAGTATCAAGAACATCTCACTTTCAATGTTGGTTTTATCCAAGCAAAACAACAAAAGATTGGATGAAAGAACAACAAGGACTGAGGAGTATAAACTTTGATGGTGAAAATGTTTTAGAAAGTGCAATGTTTCTTTGCCATGAAGCTAGTCTTCCCGGATCTTCAATAGCAACCAATGAGATTAAAGATGATTTCACTGGTGTTACTGAAAGACATGCTTATAGAAGAATTTATGAAGACAGAGCAGATTTTACATTTTATGTAGATGATTTTGGTGCTGATGGTGGAGAAAGTTATGTGATACTTCAAATGTTTGAAAACTGGATTGGTAGTGTAGTAAAAGAATCTAGAGACGTACAGGGGGATAGACCGGGAACAGATGATAATAGATATTTTTATAGAGTTGCTTTCCCAAAAGATTATCAAACCACAATTTATATTAATAAGTTTGAAAAAGGCGGTGAGTCACATTATGTTTCTGCAATGAGTAACTATATTGAATATAAGTTTCAACAAGCATATCCAATAGCAATATCTGCTATGCCAGTGTCCTATGATCAAGGACAGGTTTTAAAAGTCACTGTTTCATTTGCTTATACACGATATATAGCTGAAAGAAAATATTTTGGTCCTCTTGGATGGGCAAAATCAAACAATATCTACAATAATCCACTATCTGCTCTTAATCCACTTGCAGGTGCGGAAGGTGAGACAATCTTTGATTCTACTGGAAGACTCCTAGATAACCTTGGTCCGGCAATTTCTAATATACCCGGAAGCAAACAATTAAAAAAGATACTTAATATACCATAAACATTTACATACATAGTATAAATATAAACAACTGATTTGGTTTAATAACTATGCCATTACCCAAGATTGCGACTCCTCAATATGAGTTGATTCTCCCTTCAACCAAACAAAAAGTAAAGTATCGTCCTTTTTTAGTTAAGGAAGAGAAAGTTTTAGTTCTCGCAATGGAGACTGAAAATACCAAAGAAATTACTAATGCGGTAAAACAAGTAATCAAAAACTGCATAGAAAGTCCTAAAAATATTAAGGTAGAAACTCTTCCAACTTTTGACATTGAATATTTGTTCTTAAATATTAGAGCAAAGTCGGTTGGTGAAGTTGTAGAGGTAAATATTATTTGTCCAGACGATGGTGTTTCACAAGTGCCAGTTGAAATTCCTATTAATGATATTCAAGTATTAGTTAATGATGAACATGATAACAAGATTAAACTTGATGATAGTTTGATCATGGAAATGAGATATCCTTCATTGGATCAGTTTATCAAAACTAATTTTGATATGAATCCTGACAATGCTAATGTTGATCAGTCGTTTGAGTTGATTGCATCTTGTATTGATAAGATTTACAATGAAGAAGAAGTGTGGGATTCTTCTGATGTATCGAAGAAAGAGTTAGTTGATTTCTTAGATCAGATGAACTCTATGCAGTTTAAGCAGATTGAAACATTTTTTGAAACCATGCCTAAACTTGCACATACTTTAAAGGTAACAAACCCAAATACTGGAGTTGAGTCTGAAGTAATCCTTGAGGGACTTTCATCTTTTTTCGCATAGGCATGTCCCATATGGACATGGAAAATTATTTCCGTTTGAATTTTGCTTTGATGCAGTTCCATAAATATTCATTGACAGAAATAGAAAATATGATGCCCTGGGAAAGGGACATTTATGTCATTTTATTGGAGCAACATTTAGAAGATGAAGAAGTAAAACGCAAAACAGCGAATAACAATGGATTCTAGAGGCCCACAAGTAATCGATAAGAATATTGTTGACTTGTTGGGTCTCAAAGATGACTTTGAATTATCTTGGGAAGATTATTTTAGAGAACTGAGAGAAGCAGCAGTTGCTGCTAGAATGTCAAATTCAAAATATTCTTCTGAAGATGCGGAGATAATCACAGAAGAATTAAAAAGAGTAAAGGAATTAAATAAAGATACCGTATTTTCTACAACAAAACCTAAAAAGAATAAAAGTAGAGTAAATAAAGATAAAGTAACAAATATATCTAAGTTTCTTCAAAAACAAACTAAAAATTCTGATTTTATTAAACCTAAAAATAATATTTTAGGGAGAACAGTTCAGAAAAAACCAGAAAATGAAGATCCAGAGGTTGTTAAAGAAAAAAAACAACCGGATTCTTTACTGTCGATATTAATTAATATTGATAAAACTGTTGGTTCTATATTAAAAACATTAGAAAAGCAGTTTAAGTTTGATAAAAAAACTGCTGATAATGAAAGAAAGCGGTCAGATGCTGAAAGAATGTCTGCCAGAGAAAGGCAGATGGAATCTAAACCTGATAGAGGTGGTTTAACTACAATAATAAAAGCATCAAAGAAAGCTTTATCTCCACTACAAGAAGTATTCAGTAGGATTAAAAACTTTCTATTTTGGATAGTTGCTGCAAAAGCATGGAAGATGTTCACTGAATGGTTCAGTGACCCACAAAATAGAAAAAATGTTATTGATATTATAATGTTCCTTCGGGATCATTGGGTACTTCTAGTTGGAAGTTGGCTTGCTTTTGGTACTGGAATAGGTCGTTTTATTACAAGGTTTGCTATAAAACTTGGGGTATGGACTGCCAAAATGGCAGTCATCATTGCAAAGAAACTGATACCTCTTATAGGAAAACTAAAACTAGGCGGTAAAGGAAAGTTACTCGGTGCTGCTGGATTAGGGTTAGCAGCATTAGGAACTTCAAAAATAATGTCTCCGAAGGTTGAAAAACCTTCTGAAGAAGAACAATCCGAATCTCCAAGTCCTGATTTAGAAAAACCACCATCAGAACCCATTCAAAAATTTGAAAAAGGTGGAGTAGTAAATCCTCTTGGGACTGGATTACTAGAAGATAAAGAAAAGAAAAAACCTGAAATTCCTTTAGAGTTACTTGCATCTCCACTAGTAACAAGATTTGCTGGTCCTGTTGCTCCTCTTCTTTCTTTATTATCTTTAAAAGGTGCAGCAGAAAAAGTTCCTGGTGTAATAGACAAAGCGAAAAAATCTAAAAAACTTAAGAAGATTGGTGCAGGTGCAAAAGAAGCATTAAAGTTTGGTATAAGTCCTGCTTACTACATATTCAACAAGTTTTTTGCAAATAAAAAAGATAAAAAGAAATCGCCTAAGATTGAAGGTAGATTCTTAGGTGGTATTACTGGTGCTGCCGGTAAGGCACTTGAGTATAGTCCATTAGGACTAATGTT